ATGGAAACGCAACTATGGCTATATGGCTAGGCAAGAATGAATTGGGTCAATCAGATGGCGGAATGGTATCTGATGAGAATGAACCACTACCATTTAGTGTAGATTAGTGGCTAAAGAATTTTCAGTAATTCCACTTACTCTTAAAGAAGCTAATAAATTTATCACAGAACATCATAGGCATAATAAAAAGGTTATTGCCCATAAGTTTTCTTTAGGTTGTATTAAGGATAATAAATTAGTTGGTATTGCTGTTGTAGGCAAACCAATAGCTAGAAAATTAGACAAACCCTTAGTTGCTGAAATAACTAGATTGTGTATTAAAGAACCCTCACCTAAAAATGCTTGTAGTTTTTTATACAATAAATGTTGGAATATATGGCTACAAATGGGTGGTAAAAAAATATTAACTTATACTCTCACATCTGAAGGTGGTGCTAGTTTAAGGGGTGCAGGTTGGGATAATGTCAATACAACAAAACCATTAGGAAAAAATGCCAAAGGTTGGGAAACTAGAAATAATAGAAATACTCAAGCTGTTTATTATCAAGAAAAGTTTAGATGGGAAAAAAGTGCCACTAAGTAGACCTCAAAAACAAGTTCTTGAATGTGATAAAAGATTTAGAACAATCATAGCAGGAAGAAGATGGGGTAAGACTTTTTTATCCGTCACAGAGATAGCTAAGTTTAGCAGATATCCAAAACGTAAAGTCTGGTATGTAGCACCCACTTATAGAATGGCTAAGACGATTGTTTGGACTGACTTAATAGAAAAACTAACTGCACATAAATGGGTAAAATCCGTCAATAACTCTGACTTGACTATCACATTAAGAAATGGCTCAACTATATCATTAAGGGGTGCTGATAATGAGAACAGCCTTAGAGGTGTAGGATTAGATTTTTTAATTATGGATGAGTTCGCAGATATTAGAGAAAATACTTGGTACGAAATACTCCGCCCCACCTTAAGTGATAGAAATGGTAGTGCTTTATTCTGTGGTACACCTAGAGGATATGGAAACTGGAGTTATAACTTATTTACCAAAGCCGATGAAGACCCAGATAATTGGGCATCATTTCAATTTACTACCTTAGATGGTGGCAGAGTATCACCACAAGAAATAGAACAAGCTAAAGCAGACCTAGATGAACGAACATTCCAACAAGAATACATGGGTTCATTTGTTAATTATGCAGGACAGATTTATTACAACTTTGATAGAAAAGAGAATGTCATGGATAATTATGTACCTGACACTAATGAAATACATATTGGCATGGACTTCAATATAGACCCAATGTCCGCAGTTATATGTGAGTTAAAAGGTAATAATATTTATCTCTATGAAGAAATTGTTATCTATAGTTCTAATACTGACGAAATGGTACAAGAAATCAAAAATAGATTTAAGGATAAGCATATATTTATTTATCCTGACCCTGCGTCAAAGCAAAGAAAAACATCAGCAGGTGGTGTCACTGATTTGGCTATTTTAAAAAATGCAGGATTTCATTTACGAGTAAGAAACAATCATCCACTGATTAGAGATAGAATAAATGCAGTGAATACTAAATTGAAGAACGGAATAGGTGAACGAACATTATTTGTTGCCAAAAATTGTAAAACTATGTTAAAAAGCATTGAAAGACAAATTTATAAAGAAGGAACAACTGTGCCTGACAAGGACAACAATTATGACCATATGAATGATGCATTAGGATATTTAGTGGAATATTTATACCCAGTCAAAAGACAGTTTACACCAAGCAAACCCAAGAGGTGGAGTTAATGGCATTATACAGTAGAGAATTTTTAACAGAAAGACATAAACACTACGAAGAAAAGTTTAAGGATTGGCATTTTCATTTAATGTCATATCTCGGTGGACAGGACTATCAAGATGGCTATCAGCTAAATAGATACATCCTAGAAACTGATGAGGAATATCTTAAAAGAGCAGAAAATACCCCTATTGATAATCATTGTAAGAATGTGGTACAAATCTATTCGTCTTTCCTATTCCGAGTACCACCAACAAGAGATTATGGTTCATTAACTGGTGACGCACAATTACAAAGCTTTATTGATGATGCTGATTTAGACGGAAGGTCTTTCAATAACGTCATTAGAGAAATGCAAGTCAATGCATCTATCTATGGTACTTGTTGGGCAATCCTAGATAAACCTGCGGTACAGACACAAACTAGAGCAGAAGAAATACAGTTAGACATCAGACCCTACATGAGCCTTTACACACCTGAGAATGTCTTAAATTGGAATTTTGAACGTTCAATCAATGGTAGATATGTTTTAACATCATTAACACTACTAGAAGATTTATTTGAAGATGTAGCAACTATTAGAGTTTGGACAATGGAAGATATTTCTACATACAGAGTAAAAGATTTTAACAAAGGGTATTCAACTGCTAAGCCTATGCTTGTTGATGAGATGCCAAACCAATTAGGAAAAGTTCCTGCGGTTATTCTTTACAATCAAAAATCACAAAGACGAGGCATTGGTATGTCTGACCTTAATGACGTAGCTGAACTACAAAAAGCTATCTATAATGATTACTCCGAGATTGAACAATTAGTAAGATTATCTAACCACCCAAGTTTAGTTAAGACACCTAATGTAGAGGCTAGTGCAGGTGCAGGTTCTATTATTGAAATGCCAGAAGATTTAGAGCCTAATTTAAAACCTTATCTTATCCAACCTAGTTCCCAGTCATTAGATGGTATTATGAATAATATTAACATGAAGGTAGAAGCTATTAACAGAATTACACATATGGGTGCAGTCAGAGCAACCCAAGATAGAATACAATCTGGTATCGCTTTACAAACAGAGTTTCAATTATTAAACGCTAGATTATCGGAGAAAGCTGATTACTTACAAAATGCTGAAGAACAAATCTGGAAACTATTTGCTGAATGGCAGAACCAAACATTTGATGGTGAAATTATTTATCCTGATAGTTTCAACCTTAGAGATTATGCTAGTGACTTACAATTCCTACAACAAGCAAAAGCTAGTGGTGTTCAATCAGATAGCTTCTTAAAAGAAGTAGATAAACAGATTGCTAGAGCAGTTGTAGATGATGATGAAAAGATTAATACAATAGATAGTGAAATAGATGCTAAGGCAATCACTATTGGTCAATTCTCAACTCCAACTATTGAGGGTGAAGAAGTTGAAGAAGCGTAAAGTTCCTAAAGATAAAAAAACGAAAGTACCTAAGAAATATCTATCAGGTCTTAAAGGTGCTAAAAGACAAAAACGTGCATCACTAATCAAAAGAGTATCAGCATTATATAAAGCAGGGAAACGCATCCCAATGTCATTATTGCGTTCAAGGACTAAAGCATAATGGCAGTAAGAAGAAAACCATTATCAGCTACAGTTAAAGCCACCTTACAAAGAAAAGCAAAGGCATCTAAAAGATATACATATGGAACACTAGCTAAAGTGTACCGCAGAGGACAAGGTGCTTTTTTATCAGCAGGTAGTCGCAGAGTTCCTATGGCGGCTTGGTCTATGGGTAGAGTAAACTCCTTTCTAAGAGGTAGTCGGAAACACGACTTAGACTTACGCAAAAAGAAAAAGTAAAAGGCAAGACTGTTTCAGTTAATGATTTCTATAACTGGACACATCAACAACATGGTCAAAAGAAATGCTTTTGTGGTAAATTTGCCTGTATAGGTTTTAATTATAGATATGGTATGTTAGAACTATTATGTTTTCAGCATTATGAAGAAAGGATAAGCAATGGCACTAACCAAGAAACAAAAGAAACTACCAATGGCTTTACAAAAAGCTATTATGAAAAAAAAGAAAAAGAAAGGAAAGTAAAATGCCACAAGGAAAAGGAACATACGGAAGTAAAAGAGGTAGACCGCCAAAGAAGTCTACTATGAAGAAGAAAAAGAAAAAGAAATAATGGCTACTTATAGAGGTCGTCAAGTAAAGCTGAATAAGCCATTTAGGACACCTAGTTCTAGAAAGAAGTTTGGTGTTTATGTGAAGAATAAAGCAACTGGCAATGTTAAAGTTGTTAGATTTGGCGACCCTAACCTATCTATAAAGAAAAATATTCCTGCAAGACAAAGAAGTTTTATGGCTAGATTTAGACCCATACTAGCCAAAGTAAAAGGTCAAAAGAACCTATCACCTGCTTATTGGGCAGTGCAATCATGGAAAAAAGGTTTTAAAATTTAATGCATGGCAAAACAAGAAATACTAAACAAATTAATTGATAGTCACGAAGAAAGAGTTATTGGCGTACTTAAAAAACTTGAAGATGACATTATTGCTGACTTAACCAAGTCAACCGCAGGTGGTGAAAAACTAACCACCCAACTAGCCATTCAACTAAGACCCAACCTTAAAAGATTAATTGAAGAAAACTATTTATCGGAAGTAGATAATATTATCCGTAGTGAATATGATGAAGTTATAAAAGAATATCAAAAGTTTATTAAACCACTACCTATCCCTGTAAGATTTAAGTCACTAACAAAACCTAATCTTGAAGTCATTAACCAACTAAAGTTTTTATCTTTTAGTGGGTTTGAGGATATTGCAAACACCTACCTAGACACATTAGCTAACGAGGTTTATCAATCAGCTATTGTAGGCAAAGACTTTAATCAAATGGTTAAAAATATTAGAGCAAAGATAAATGGCGTTTACCAAAGAAGTGATGAAACAGAAATAAACAACCTAGTAGATTTTATAGATAAGAATAGATACTCCAACAACCCAAGTATTAAAGCACAAGTCACTACTGCTAAAGAAACACTACAATCTAAATATGGTTCTGATGTTTATGGAAACAATATGCGTAGATACGCAAGTCAAATGGCACATGATAGTTTAATGCAGTTTGACGGACAGTTTACTAAGTACAAAGCTAATGAAGCAGGGATTACATCTTACAAATACACAGGCACAAATATTATTACCACTAGACCCTTTTGTAGAGCCAACCTCAATAAAGTCTTTACAGAGCAAGAAGCCATAAATACTTGGGGTTCTACTAGATGGGCAGGAAAGTCAGGAACAGACCCATTTATCAATAGAGGCGGATATAGATGTCGTCATTCCTTTATCCCATACGACCCTGAATGGGAAAATTTGATTGAAGAATAGAATTTTTTTATATATCTCTTAATTAAATAACTAATAAAGGAGTTATAATCATGTCTGACGAGAATAAAACGGAACAGGTAGAAGCAACAACAACAGAAAATGTAGAAGTTAAACAAGAACAACCAGTAGAACAACCTCAATCAAAACAAGTTGATATTGACAAGGTAGTCAAGGACAGACTTTATCGTCAAGAACAGAAAATCCTTAATGAACT